GGGTTTGATACTCTCCAGCGGCCAAAGGCATCGATACTAGGACCGTCGGAGGCCTCAATTTGGATTTTTTCCTGACTCACCTCTGGCGTGAACACGGCCATTTTATCTACGCCTTCGACGCGAACGGGTTAGGGACTTGATCTGACGTTGGCGCCGGGTTCCGGCGCCAACGGGCGCGACACCCTCTTCACCAAGCGCCTCTGGATCGATAATCGACGCTTCGGCACGCTGGAACAGGTGCGACGGCAGCACAGGCTCCGACAGCGACGCATACCAACTAGTGTCCGGGTCATCATCGCCCGTGGTGATGTCTTCCAGGACACCGCCGGCTCCGATGGCCTCTGCAATGCGCCGTGCCGGCTCGGACAGCGGCTGAAACCATTGTAGTTCGTCTCTAAGCGGTTCTGCCAGGGTCTCTGTGTCGATGACCGTGATGCCAGAACGAACCAGGTGCTGTGACAGGGGTGGAAGGTCAAAGTCCCGCCACCACTGTATCTCGTCCCGAAGGCCCTCCGCCAGCGTTTCCGGGTCGGTGACAAAAACACCCGGCCGGGTCTGATGTCCCGGCAAGACCGGAAGCGAAAACTCCGTGAACCACTGCAACTCGTCGCGAAGTGGCGCATCCAGCGATGTCGGGTCGATAACAACGAAAGCCGCCGGATGCTGCGTCGGAACCCGTAGTACCGGTTCAGAAAGCGGCTGGTGCTCATCCAGCGTGACGGCAGCAGGCGGCGGCGGATCGTCCGCATCACCGAGCGGCGCCGCGCCAGAAGCAATAAGCGCAGCGAAGGCAGCCACGCCCGCCAGTTGCCGGATCGGTTCCGAGAACGGCTGCCACCACTGGATTTCGTCACGTTGACCCTCAGAGAGAGTTTCCGGGTCTTGAGCAGCCCTTGCCGGATATTGTAACCGTTTGACCATTTCAGCGGCCTACAGCCCGTAGCTCCGCAATGCTGCGTCTTTCGCTTCCCTTCGGAGCATTTCTTTTTCCCAAGGAACGCAGGTGCCTTTGGCGTAGCACCTCGGGCAAACCAGCTCCATGCACTGCTTGCAAAGCCCGCCCAGGTCCGCCGGGTCGCACCGGGGCTGGACGTGCTTGATGGCGTTGCAGTGCCCACAAGTGAAGGTGTCGATCTCGACCTCGGCGTGACGCAAGCCGCCCTCGATAATCGTCGGCGCCCCTCGGTCCAGATCACCGACGATGGTCGCGTGTCCCTGCGGGTTTCTCATTCAAAACACCCCACTGAAAACGTACCGTTATTCGCTGAAGTACACGCCCATCACATGCTCTGGCGTTACCGAAGCATGGTCGGCAAAGAATCCGACTCCCGTGTTGGCCGTATCCGGCATCACGATCTCCTTTCCAGGCGCCGCCACCCATCTGTAAGTCGCCCGCATGTGCTGAGCGATTTTAAACACTTCCGTGGTCAGGTAAGAGGATGGTTCGGCGGAATGATTGACAAGGCAGGTGGTCCCCGCCGCAGCGTCAGCCGTATCCAGCGGAGCGGGGGTTTCAGCGTCACCAGTACCGTCATTGGTCGTCCCAAAGCGGTCTGCCGTGACCGTCAGCAGGTTGTCACTGGGCGATGCCAGCGTGAACCCGCTTGAGAAGTCGTAGACCCTGTAGCGGGCGGAGCCGCGCTCAAGCGTCAGCGTCGTGTCGGTGGTGCCAGCAACTGTTTGCGTGCCTGTTACGAAATAATCACTCATTGGAATCTCCTATTACGGGTCAGTATGCAACTATTTCGGTAAGTTGGATCACGGGCTGTTGCTGACCCGCAATGAATAACTGTGCATCTGTATCGGGAGCGTTGCCCGCCGCCGGCACATACCCCAGCATGGCCCACTGATCGCCGCAGAATATGTCCTGGCCTCCGGTGGCGGACTTGGAAAAACCCATCTGCATAAACTCGGATTCAGTCGGTACAATGGAGGCCGATTCCGACAGGACTTCGTAGATGAGAAAATCAACCGTCAGCCCCAAATCGGCCGTGGCCGTCACACCGTCGCCACTGTTACCATGCAGAATAGTGTGCGTTCGCCCACCGCCCGTGCCGCGCATTAAATTAGATATGTACTTCGCACCCTTGATGGTCGCGCCGGTTACATCGCTGTCGCCTGATGGGCCAGGCCGGTCGCCTCCGTCCGTGATGGTCGAGCCAGTCAGATTTCCAGTATCTTGATACTGCGCGTCGTTGCTCGTGCCCTCATTACCTGGCGTCTCACTTACCAGCGCCCAAGTACCATCTGCCAACGTGTCGCCCTGGTCGGTAGCGCCTACATCGGTGGACTGGTAGGTTTTTACTGCGAAGTTGCTTAAACGGTCCGAGGCGGAAGAAGCACCAGTGAGGATATACACGTCATCAAAAAAATGATCGGGCTCTGATGCCGTCAAATTGGATCGAATTGAATATCCATCAACAACGAGCGTCGTTTCCTTAAAATCTCTAGCTGAAGTAGTACCCTCTGATACGCTGTTTATGAACAACTCGGCATTACCAGAGTCAAGATTTTGCCAATAAAGTTCTATAAAGTAATAGGTATCCACCGACAAAGCTGTCGTAGAGGTAATTCGTGCAACATTATCTCTATCTATAACGATCAACGTTCTATCTGTATCTAATTGCATTGTAATAGGATCGTTGCCACCACCGGCATTGGTCGCCCGCATAATGTCAGATTTGACTGTAGGAGTACCAGAGAACTGAAACGCGAACCCTAAGATATGGTCATTACCGGCGCTCGCAACGCCGCCATCGGCGATATCAAAGATATAGATATTATTACTGCCTCCAGGCAATTTTAGCGCTCGAATACCTGAACGAACAGTAGTAGCCTCCGTCGCATCAGGAGAGCCACTCGTCGTTGACGCTTCTTCCAAACCTCCCGTCTCAAAGCCGGTGAAATTGTTAAAAGTTAGCGCCATCTACCGCGCCCGCCGCATCGTAAAGACGAACCTTGCCCCATCCCAAACGCAGTCATCAACAATGGTCGAGCGAGACACCACCACACGCTTGGCACCGTTGCCCTCCCAGAACATGCGCTCGCCGAACTGAGGCGCGGGATCGACGGTCTTGGTCGGCTCGTCATCGGGCAGGTCTTTCAGCTTGGTCCGAGTCGTCAGGTCTTCCTGCAACAGTGTTTTGAGCACCAGGGCGGTCTTGGTCTTGTCCGCGTCCTGAAAACGAGGGTCGTTAATCAGGTCGTAGTTGCGCTCGCGCTCGCCATCGACCATGCCGGCGCGGTTGTGCGGGTGGGCGAGGCGGATTTCTGTCGTGTCGGATTTGGTGATCCAGGAGTTAGGCATTAAAGCTCCTTGCCCGCCCAACAATAGGCGCGTACAATTCTGGCCATGCCAAACTTCGATGAATTTTCAGGTTTCGAGACAAGCGGCCCCGAAGAAGCCGCTGCGCCCATTGCGGAGTATCCACCGAAGCTGCACGGCCCGTGGTTCTTTGAAACCGACAAACTGCGGCTTGAAGTGGACAGCCCAGATGGGGTGGTGTCGTCAATCGATAAGTACGGAACCATTATTGTCCGTACCAGTGGCATCACAATCAAGGCCTCCCTGGCTGCCTCGGCTATTGGCAACTGACAAAACTCGAATCTTGCGAACAATCCCGAGTGTTGCGGATCGTCAGCACAAACCTCTCCCCGTCCCAGAAAGCATCGCTGACCAGTGAGCCTTGCGCGCAAACATGGGTAGTCGCCTCCTGATCTCCTGGCGTGGGCGTGCCGTCCTCATCGCACCAGAAGAACTTTTCACCAAAGCCGCCGCCCTCGTAACCACCGGGATCGACCATCCGGGTAGGTTCCTCCAGGTCCGTGATTCCGGCCTTGTTCATGCGAACCTGTGTGAAGGTCTGAACCCGTTCGATCAGGTCCGCGGCTCGCAAGGCGTCGCTGCCCTGGCGTAAGGTATCGAGAAAGATGCGGAACGTCGTGCCGCCCTCGGTCAGTTCGATGTAGGCCGAATTGCTGTCCGTGACCCAGAAGCTCACCGCATACGCTGGACCGGCAAAAAGAACCAGCGCGACGCATACCACAGCCACCTTCAAACGTGTCATCATGGTCTCAGTCTTTCCTGTTGATGATCGCCGCGATGGCCGCCGCCTTGGCGTCTGCCATAAAACTCTCCCAAGCAATGAAGTTGAATTAGGCTGCCGCCACTCCGGCCTTCATGGAACCAAGCGCGGTCTCGTAACGCTCCTTGAGCTGTTCAACTTCACCAAGCTTGCGAGTTGTGAGTTGTTTTTGGTCAGCAAGTTCCGCTTCGCGTTTGACCTTTGTGGCCTGCCAAGAAACGGCGTCGGCATTGAACCGGGACTTGTCCTCGGCAAGAGCCTTCTCGACAATCGTCACAGCATCCTCGCGCTCGACGGTCTTCGCACGAAGTTCATCGGCCCAAGACTTAGCATCCCGCTGAATTTGTCCGGCAGCTTCCTTGGCTTCGTTAAGCGCAAACAACGCTTCTTGGTCCTTCTGCTTTGCCTTGCGCAAAAGAACATCCATCTCGGAAGCCTTGCCAAGAATTTCGATAGCCTCATTGATCTCCGTTATCCGCCCATCAAGAATCTCAACGACGCCCATAACCTCCTTGAGTCTCTTCTTGTCCGAGAGAAGTGTGCAAAGCGTGAGCCCGTCCTTGACGCCGGCGAAGGGCGCATAGAGGTTGATCTTCCCCATCACACACCTCCTCTCTTTATCCCGTATTCCTTCATTCTTCCGACCGAATAGGCCGACGCCATGCCGATCTGGACAACCGCACGCGGGCCGCTTGTCTCCACGGTCCCGCTAATCACGATATAAGCTCCCCTGGTTATCTCCACCGGCATGCCAGCTGGGTCAACAATCTCCTGTGCCGCCGTATTAGCCAGTTCAGCCTTCACCGCCGAAGCATCATTGGTATTGGCCGTGTCTGTGTCCCAAAGTTGGATTCTGTGATTGGTCGATGTCGTGCCACTAACCAATGTTATATTGTCGATCCTGCCCGGACCGACAAAGACGTGGCTAGTTTTGGTAAGTGTCAGGGTTTCCGGGAACCGTCGATCAATTGGAAAGATTTGCCCGTCATCAAAGACAAACTGATCGAACAGCAGCGTCCCCGTCGTTGTGGATGCGAGGTCCTGTGGCCCCAATGTCCCATGGGTGACCGCAGCAGAGCTATCAACACTGGTAAGCGATGTAAGGGTTACCCCGTCAACAATGAGATCAAGCGTGCCAGTGGCATTCGTCTCCGTATTATTCTTGGCCTCGATGCAGTGCCATACACCCTTGCTGATGGGATTAAAATTGCTCGACGCCGCGATTCCATCGGCAATCGCAATATCGACCAGATCAGTCGAGGCTGTAATCTGCAAGCTGATAACTGCCTCGGGCGTGTTATCGGCCTTTTGCCACTCATAAATGTTAAAAATGTCATCCGCAGTGGCTTTGAAATCCGTTCCGATAAACAGGTAAAACCGCAGCCACGCCGTCGCCGTATCGGCGATATCCAGATCGCCCTCTTGAACGTAGTGAGGATTCGCATCGCCGGTCACGGCGGTCCAGCGCATGCAATAAGCGCCCCGAAAGGGCACCTCCATATTTGGAATGCGAGCTAATTCCGAATAATGGGGAAAATCGAGTTTTGTTCCACTGTCGGTTTCTGAATCCCACTCAGCATTGCTGCCCTGTTCAAAGTTACTTTCGAAGATAAATTCGAAGGCCATCTCACGCCGCCTTTCGCTCCGCTATCTCGGTGCGAAGCTGTTCCCGGCCCTTCTGGAAAAGGCTGATGCCTAGCGCCTTGGCTTCGGCGCGCAAGATCGCAATCTCGCTGTCGTGATATGAACCCTCGGGCTTTTTGGCATGTTTTACCTTCTGCTGCGCCGTACCGGCCATCAGATTGTCCACCTGTCCCAGCACTTCGGCGCGCTGCTCATTGCTCAGCAAAGCCATCTTGTTGTGGAGGTCTGGGTTGATGCCCTGAAGCATCTCGCCTTGCTCGTCCGACATCACCGCGGTAGGCCCCGCGCCCGCTGGAGGAAGATTCATCACCTTCCCTGGGATCTGCTCGTTGTGCATGTTGAGCTCACCAGGACCGCCTGTGGGGCGGTACATCTCGATATTGGAGATATCACCCTCATCAGACAGACGGTGCGACGAAATGCCGCTCGCATGCAGCCGGCGCCGAAGATTCTTCCACTTCATAACCGAGACTGCGTGACGTTCAGACCAGGCTCGGTTTTTGTCCACCGCACCCGATGGATTGCGGCGCATCTCGGCTTGAGTCGGCATGCCGTTCAGCCAAGTCTCGCGAAGCATCTCCTCGGTCTTCACCGCGGCGTCGATCTGGTCCGGCGCAAACGGCTTGGGCGCCTGTTCCAGCATCTTATCAATGCCCCTGATCTGCTTCATCACATTGGCCCCACCATCCTGAAGCTGGCCCCGAATATGAGGTGCGGAGCCCAGCATCTTCTCAAGCTGAGCCTTGTCGTCGTTCAGCTCGGTGACTTGACGCGGATGCAGGACATTCTCGGTGGAAAGTTCGGTCATGCGGCTTCCTTCTCGTATCCAAGTCTAAGCGCTTCCCTGATCGCACTGGCCACCAGCGCCGAAGCAATGCTGCCCTTCCCCTGTGCCACATACCCGTAAAGTGACGGCTGCCAAGGATAGGGCTTAGCAATCGAGGAATCTTCGCTTATTTCAAGCTTCACACCCCGGCCGATCGCCACTCCGGCCCAGAAATCCATACATGACTTCTGTTCCATATATGCTATGGAGTGCGGCAGGCGCAACAGCCGATGAATAATGATTCTCTCATATCCCATGCGAATGGCGTCAGCCAGCATGTATGCGAGGGTCGAAGTGAAATATTCCACCCCGAAGCAACCGCGCAACTGACCTAGCGGCAGAGCTTCGCTCTTCGGAATATCCGGATGAGGCTCTTGAAACACGACCGGAATATCCAGAGTGGCCAATTCCGAGATAATCCTTTGACGCTCGTCTGGCGGGTACTCATCGAACGAATCCATGTGGTAGATTCTGGTCAAATTCGGATCGATACGATAGGTCGTGTTGACGCCCCATCGGTCCTCCCCTTCATGAGGACCCAAAGATGGCCCCTGCTGACAAACGAGAATAACCGTTTTCATCATGTTGCAGCAGTTGTCGGGCTCAAAAGGCCGTGTTCGTTAATCGCATTAATGACGTAGTTTTCGGTGCAGAGGCAAGAACCGGGGTCGAGCAGCGAATGTACGTCCACGGCCTGCAAGGTGGCGATCCGGTTGTTGGTGATTATGCCCGTGCAAGCCACATTGAGATCGATGCCGTTGGCCGCAGCAGCCGTATCGTCGTTGTAAATCAGGTTGCCATCGAGAAGCATCTGTGTCGAGGCCGCCCCTTCGCCCAGAATGGCCGCGGCCGAATAATCACCCGTGATTTCGTTGCCGATGCCACGGAACCAATCGGCCGTATCGAGACGAATGGCCTGTGCGGCTCCGGCGGTCGCTGCCTCGGCACGGAACTGACAATACTCAATCGTGCAATGGTTCACGTCATCCACGTCCGCCATCATGACAAAATCAAAGGCCGTAGTGGAGAAATTCCATTCGCACCCTGAAAGCGTCACATAGTCAGCGTCCACGTTCACGCCCACCACCACGGCACTGATGCCCGCCATGAACACGACGTTCTCGATCAGCGTATTGGCCGAATCGATCTCAAACGAGCCCGCTGTGGCCGTGAAAGTGAAGGTCGGCCGATTGGCGCCTTCGCCAATACCGATAACCTTGATGCCAGCCTTGCTCACCACCTGAGTAGTGGCCGAAGAACAGTCCTCCGCATGGCCCGGCATCAAAAAAATCGTATCGCCGTTACTTGCCGTCGCACGAGTATAAGCCCCGTTCAACGTCGCCAAGGGACGCTGCGGCGAATCGCCCTTTTGCCCGTCTGACGAATTAGTCGCACCCGAATCGACAAACCACACTTCGCCAGTCGTTGGGCGGTCGAGCCCGAAACTAAACGCAGCATGAGGAAAGGACGTTTGGGTAAATGTCATCCTACGACTCCTGTATTCCTCGGATTAAAGACCCCGACTCATGGGGTGAATCTTCAGTTTCTTCACGCCAGCCGATCGGTCCCTTGGCTGTGTAGGCCCCGGCAAACCGCCCCAGTTGGCCGTGCGCTCATTGACCGTCGCCGGCTTGGCGCCAGCCTTGCGCTTGAACTTCGGCGGGGTGTTGCCGAGCTTGCTGTCGGTATTACCCGCGTCAGGATTTGCCATGGGACTCCCTCTTCTTCTTGGAAGGCTCGACCTTCTTGACCGACGCGCTCACCATGGCGACGCGCTTCGTGAAGAACGCAATGTCCTCTTCCAGCCATCGCTCCAGATCGGCCGCGGCCTTGGGCGCAAAGCCCTTGAAGGTGACTGTGTAGGTAGCGTCCATCAGGAGACCTGCGCTCCTAGCACCCAGCGCCAATCCAAATGGCCGGGAGCGTAGACCATGTACAATCGCCATTTCGCAACTAACGTATCGAGGTCTTCCGCTTGGGCGAACTCGACCGCCACGGAATCGAACCACTTGAGCGATTCGCCGCGGAGTGAACTGTCCATCAGGAACCAGTTGTTGGTGTCCGTCAGATAGTTCCATTCCTTCATGGTGTAGCGGCCCATGTGGACGTTGCGGTTGTTCTGCGCCGTGTCCACCTTGCCCATTGAGGCATTGATCTCGAAGGCGATCTCGTAAAGGTCCGGCGGGAACAGGATCTCATCCGGCTCCACGTCGCCGCGGTTGGCCGCTGCATCCCGGAAGCCGCGCATCTGAATCCGCGCCGTTGCGAGGGCGGTAGCCGACAGCGCTGTGGTGACCAGATTGTTGAAGCCGCTGGCGGTCGAAGCGCTCTGCACCGTGGTGGTGTGGCTGTTGCTGCATAGCGCCACCTGTTCGGAGTTGTTGTAGAAGAAGCTATCGACCGAGAAGGCGTTGTTGAACATACGCGCGCCGTGCTTCTGCCGGGTGCGCTGGGCCGCACGGGCCAGACCGGACGGGCGCTGGTTCATGATTGAAAACTGGTCGGTATCGAACAGGCGGCGCTCGACCTGAATTCCGCTGGCCCATTCGAGCGGCGTAATGACGGTGTCGTAGCCCTGCGCGGCCGACTGGTACGTCACATTGCCGTTGAACTGCGGAATATCGCCATAGCCCGAGACCTGACTGAACCGCATGTCGATCCGGCCGTTGTTGGGCTCAAAATTGAACAATTCCGGCAGCATGTCGTTCAACTGCGGGAAATTGTCGTCGAAGATTTTCTGGAATCTGGGGTCCAGCAAGTCTCCGAAAGCGCCCGTTGTATGAGGAACACCCATTTAGAATTCTCCTACCGTAATATCTCTGCGATCAGTCATTGATCGCGTGGTTGAGCGCGTGGTCGTTCAGCGTGAAGATGACAAAGGAATCGGTCGCGGTATTGAATTCCTGGTCGATAATTTTCACGTCCCCGCCGGTCGCCACCGCAATGGTCGCATCGGCCTGGTATAGATTGGTGGTGCTCTGGAGCGAGAGCGCAATGGCACTGAGTGCCGTCCAGGGCGTTCTCATGTACTTGTCGTCCACTGCGGAATCGAAGTCGAACGCCACCTTGAGCGTCGCCACCGAACCACTGCCCGAAATGATTGTGCGGCGCTGACCCTGATTGACCCCCGAAGAGATGAAGATCGAGCCCTCATCAAAATCGGGGGAAGTCCAATCGGCAATGGACGAATCGGTGAGCGTCAGACCGTCCGTCATGGCGGCCGAAATGGTGTATTCGGTCAGCGCCGTGCCTTCAGTCGCACCGCCGCTCATCAGAGCCCGGAAACAGGCATCGGGACTGATCACGATCGCAACCTTGCGTTCCGCCGAAGTGCCATCGGTCTGCTGAGCAGTAACGAAAGTACCGGTATCGAGCGTCACGCCGACCGAATCGGCCATCGCGGTGGTGGTGGACAGGATAACCCCACCCTCGCCTTCGGCCGGCCCAGTGGTGACGACCCCGGCATTCGCGTGAGTGTCCCCAATGGCGTGCTTCATCACCAGCGGCGCACCGCCACCCAGCATGTATGCGTAATCCATTTCATCTTCCTCGCTACAACAAGTTGGCTAAAGTGTAATGAACCAGTAAGCGGCCGTTCGCCATGTAGGCCTTGCAACCGTCACAGAATCCTCTAACGAACGGCAGATTTTTCTTGGCCACATACTCCGCACTGGCTGAATTGAACTTGCCAATGCAATCGGGGCAAAGCATCACGGCCTTTTTCAGATCCGCAATGTCCCCCACATGGCCGCCCGGCAGACGACCTGGCGCCCGCCCGGTATCGCGCGAGGCCCACATGCGCCTCGCGGGCGTCCAGAACTTCTTGTCCTTGAGAATCGCGGCAGGCATCAGGCGGACCTGGCTCGTGGAGCATGCTTGGGCTTGTAGCCGTATTCGGCCTTGGCCGCGGCCCAGTCAACCACCACGCCCTGGTTGATCTGGTCCTGGTAATAGCGCTTGGTGTCGGCCGGCATGTCCTTCGGCGCACCATCGGCGATGTCGGTACCGGACTCCTGGCGCCCACCGGTCTCTTGGTGAGTCTCGCGAGTCCCCGGCTTGATCTTTTGAAGATTGTCGATGTCCCCGAATGCGGCCCGTATTGCGATCAACTCGGTCCTGGGATCGTTGGCCTCATATCTCTGCCGGGTCAGATAGGTGAATTCAGCCTGGACTTTCTTGAAAGCCGCCGAATCTAAATCAGCCAGATCGGGAATGGCCTGCTTGTAACGACCAATATCAGTGGAAACCCGCTCGCTCAGGTTATCCCTGGCGAGCCTGGTTTCCACTTCTTCGGTCACTTTGGCCGTGACCCGCTTTTCGATCTGCTGATTCTTGATGGCCTCGGCTTCGTCTTCGGTCAGCTTGCCTTCATCCACCGCTTGACGCAGATCGGCGGCGCTCAACTGTTTCGGAGGATCGACTTTCGGTTCCGTTTTGACGGCGGATAGCCCTTGGACTTGGCCCTCAAGTTGAGCAGCACGTTTCTCCGAGGCTTGCCATTTGCCGCGAACGTCTTCCAACGCAGCTAGCGGAACCATCTTCGGCTCTCCTTCGCCCTTTGACTTATCGGGGTCCGGATTGAGGTCTTCACCTGCCATTCGATTCTCCTCCTTGTGGCGGCGGCCCACGTCGTTACGCCCGGTCTGACGGCGGCGGCCCGTCGATTACGCCCGAAACACACAAAAAGACCCGCCTCCGGGTGATACCGAAAGCAGGCTCGGAATGTCCGATTGCCCTAAATTTGCGCGCGAACCTCTGCCCGCGTGACAGTCACTACATCTTCGACTCGCGCCGATAGTATTTGACCATCTCTTATATTCAATGTCACATTGCCCGACCGTCTGTCAAGCAAAAAGGTTTCGAGCCTTTGCCAGATTGGTATTGGAATAACTACATAGCCAGGGTATTTGACCACTTTCATTCCAATCGCTCCAACAAACCCTCGGCGTCTTTACCCATTTGGATCAAGTCCTTGGGCAAGGAAATGACCGCTCTCAGGATGGCCGCCCGAGATGTGCTTTCCGCTAGTGCTATCTTGGCCTGTAGCATATCATTGTGGCCCACAGTATTCGGATGAATCAGGATGTTCTGGGCATTCTCCCGATATGTTTCCGTCTCCTCCAGCGCGAATTGCAGATAGGTCAGAAACAGGTCCCACACCGGGTCACTGGTCAGCAGTTCGGCCTTGACCGCCGCCTGCTGGATCATCTTCTGATCGTTCGCGTGACCATTGTGGCGGACCGACTTTTGCCTTTCGCTGTATTCATCCCTATTCGGAAACATTGGCGCCTCCTCCTGCTCCAGGGAGCGATTCATCAATTAGTTCGTTAGGTTGCAACGGCGCATTGAGTGTGGCGTCTTGGCCCGGTGCCGTACCATTGCCACCCTGGGCCGGCTGGCCGAAGTTCTGCGCCGCCTGGGCCAGGGCTTGTTGCTTCTGCTCCAGGGCGGCTTTTTCGGCCACTTCCTGGAGATAGACCTTCAGAATCTCAACCTGTGGCGGGGTCAGGAGTCCCAGATTATCCCCTTCCAGATAATTCTGAATCTTCTCAAGGTGTGCTACCGCGCCCTCGCCCGGCTCACCATTGGGTATCTCGGTTCTCATAATGGCTGCAATTGCTTCTTCGGCGAAGATTCGGGGCTTCATGGCGCCGGGCACAGGTTCTTTGATGAACTGATCCGGGTCTTGACCGAAAGCCAGTCCAAACTCGCGCAACAGGCGGTAAATCCCAGCCGCATCGATGATACCTAGCTGTATAGCCAAGTCGGACACGTAAGTCCCCATCAAGGACTGTAGGGCCTGTTGCAGCGCCGCCTTGGAGGTATTAAGCACATTGGCGGTGAAATCGAAATAGTATTGTCCCGAAATATCGTTCCTTCCTATGGTGAAGTAGGGGTCTTCGGCCTTGTCCTTGGCACCGATGATGCGAATTTTCTTCTGGTCCGGCAGGAAGTTCTGGTTCAGTTCGTGGATTTGTTCCCAGATCGACGCCAGGCCGTTGAAGAACCGCCGCAGGATTCTTTCCGGCCGGGCCTCCCCTTGCGCGGCCACCATGGACATTCCGCCAACGGTCCGAAGTGCCGAACTCTTACCCTTGGGGACATCGCCCAACTGTAGCGGCCCGATGGTGGTCAAGTGATCCTGCCATTGCGACATGACGGTCAGGAGATTGATACCAAAGGTCTCGGCCTGGAAATTGGCTTGCGGGAAATTCACATCCCGCTGCGGGTCTTGAAGCGGGTATCCTTCTCCGGGCGCCAACCTGATGATCTCGGGCTTGATCGAGCCCGAAGGACGGTAGAACCATGGGGGCGCAACCTTGAGGGTGCCCGAATCGACCGTCTGATCGAGGGTCATCTTCATCACATCATGAAGGCCCTCCATCATTTCCAGAAGCGATATTCCACCCTTCCGACCCCGGATCGGAATGAAACTCTCTTCCGCCAGAGGCCTTCGTGGGGGGTTGGACGGATAGACTTCGGTCATGATTTTGGCCCTGGCCAGGGCTTCAATCTCAACGATAACCCACCACACCACATCTTCCGCCACACCATCGCGATTGATATCAAAAATATCGAAACACAGCAGGCGCGTGACGGTCTTTTGCGAAGCCGCTTTCAGGTTTATAGGAGCGGGGGTGACACCCTGGAGGTCGTCCTTTTGATTACTGGTTTCCTCATTGTCCTTGTTTTGGCCCGCAGTTTCGAGCTTATCGAGGTCTTTCTTGGTCAGACCGTCGTAAAGTCCGCTTTTATGAAGTCGGCGCACTTCATCGATGGTCGGATGATCGACCAGGATGACATGAGCCGCCCCATGAGGATTGGACGGCCCGGGGATTTGCAGATTGGCCGCCCGAGCAGGATATAGCACCTCGTCCCATTCTTTCTGAATCACCCGGGGACCGTCATAGACCACAACCTCCTGCTTGATGACACGCTCCACCTCCCTCTTCGAATTGGTAAAGAATGAAACCTCCGCCTCACCCACGCGCCAGTCCCAACCATCGGCCCCTGAAGGAACGGCAGGTTCCGAGCCAAACTCCTGCTGGATAATGGCCTGGAAATAATCGATCGGCTCCGTTTCGTCCGGAATGGGATCGAAAATCTTGGCGTCGGAAGTTTCGCGGAATTCCTTCACCCAAGGGATGAAAGCGGTAAACTCACCGTCGTTCACGAAAGCGTCCGCCAAGTCACCAATGATATTTTCACCGTTCTGCTCGACAAACACCTGATAGTCGATCAAGCGGTCTATGGCGCGCTCTTTTTCCGGGCTCGAACCACCGATGGCCTTGGACCCGATAGGCGGACGGGCCGACATCACGGCATTGTGCAATGTATCCTGGACCCTGAGCGACTTCTCCATCATATCCGACAGCGGCACATCGGAAGAATCGGGCCACGGCCAGTCCTTGCCCTCGGTCCACATGCGGAACTTGGCGTAGCGTTGAACCCGCACTTCTTTCTCTACGCTACGCGCGGTATCGTCATCGTGATTAAACTTCAGTACCCGCTTGACAATATCAGCACTGTCGAATTTGAAGGACTTGCGGCGTGGACGCTCGCGTCTATGGGCCATTTTCTCTCCTGATCAAAAAACCGCCACAATTGTAACAAGTTGCCGTGTCCCCCACCGGCTGCTGACCAACGGGCTGGAGCTTATGTGTGAAATGCCCCTCCTGGCCGGTAGGGGTGCGGTGCAATTCGAAACGGTCTTCACCGCATGCGGGGCACCAGATTACAGCTTCGCGATCCATGGCTGGCCTCCGCACCCGCTGCTAAGCGCAATGGCGGCCTCAAGCGCTATGACGAGGCGCTCTTGAACAGGCCTATGACGAACTGCAAAATCCGCCCCCAGTGCAAAATCTCGGCCACCCCCATCGGCACACAAAACACCTGATTGGAATTCATCAACGGAAAAGGCATTGCAAACGCTATAAACCGCGCCCTTGCCCGCAATAATCATAGAATTGCCGGGAAAATACTTGGCCCCCACCTCCGCACTTGGCTTGAAGTCATCGGCCAACACCAAACTGCGTATTTTGTCGGCCAGAACCAAAGCGGTTTCGGATTCACCAAGGTCCTGAGTGTTCAACCGAACTAACGTCTCAAACCGTCCATCCCCCGTAATCCCCACAGCCCACGGGCCACAACGGGTAAATTTAGGTCCGCAAATATATTGGTGCCCACTGTTCACTGCGGCCGTGTCGCTGCCATACCAAGTGGTTTGAGTTTCTTCGTCACATATAGCGGCAATGATGGTCATCCATATGGTCCTCTTCGATTACCAATAATGATTACCGGGACTTCGCCGGGTGACATGGATTATGCACCATTATTTAACCCTCTTTTTTTTAGCCTTGCCAAATTTCACGCCGGAATTGTTTCTCAGCGTTGACGATGACCCCACATCCCGGAGCACTCGGACGGGATAGGGCTTGCCACTGGGAGACCCCCTAAACTGCACGGTGTCGCCCTTGTTAGGACCTCGTTTGATTTTCTTGGTACGAGTTTTTCCTTTAGCAAGGTTGCTTGTTCTGGCCATTTCAAGATGCTCCTTCCAGGTCCTGTTCCGCCATCTCGCAGAACAAACTGCATTCGATGCTGGTCTCGTTCGGGTAGTTACCCAGGCTCCGCGGCAGACCGGCCAAGGGGACGCGCTCAAGCTGGCGTTTACCGTCCTTATCCGTCCATTCCCGCTTACAGATAGTCCGTCCCAACTCGGCCTCGATTTGCGCAGTCTCCGCGAAATCCTCGGGGAAATCGTCCCTGATCTTGTTCCAGTAGCCGGCCTGACCCTTAACACAGCCGATGCAATTGTTGTTGCGGTAGCCGAGGCTGTACATGACCGGAAGTTTGATACCTGCGCGATCCACTATGGCCTTGCAATCGCTGCGGGTTAGATTGCGCTCAACCAGAATTGGCCAGAGATTGTACCCCTCGGCATTCTGCTTCTGGAACCGCTCAACCCGGCCTGTTTCGTCTGCTGTATAGCCCATCACCGTGATATCGCCCGGCTCCTGGAACCGTCGGCGAACCTTCTTCTTGAGTTCCGTGGTGCAGCGGGCACCTTTTGGACCAACCAGAAATCGAGTGCGACGCCAAACTTCCCGCGCCGAACGGTGGTATTCATCGTTGCCCAGTCTTAGAACTTTCTGGCCGAACCATGACTCACAGTCCTGCAAGAACCTTTCGTTGTCCGGATGTTCCTCCCTGATCTCGCAATAGGCAATCACGTCCGGCTTGGCCAACTTGGTAGCTACCGCGCTGGGCGCGCCGCAAGAAAACCAACTTACTATTCTTGGCATCAATACGGCCCTCTTCGGTTGCCACGAATGATTACCGGCGCTCCGGTGTAAAGTGTCCGGAAGGTTGGAAGATAATTCAGGAAGTATTTCAACAACGCAGGATAGTCAGAATACTTGTCTTTAGGTTGCTGCTTCAAGTCCCGATTGGCCGATTTCTTGAAGTCGTCCCAGACAAACCGTTTGAATTGCTGCGCCGTACCCCTGCATCGGCTATGAAACATCAGCCGGGGCCGGTGCGTGTTCTCATCCGGCTTCAGATATTGATTGACCCGCTTTCGACCAACATCGGAATCGTCCGCCAGGTCCATTCTCAAACCCGCGGCCTCGAATTCGTCCTGCCAAGTCACTTCCCGGCGCGCTCCCGAGGGCGAGCGGCCCATATTGGGGTCCATCAGTCTCAGCCGGACATCCAGGTCCATGCCTTGCTCGACCGCATCCACATAGGCCTTCAGATCGACCGCATCGCCCTCCAGGGCGCCTTCCTGCACCACCCAATAATCATCCGAGGGGTCGACCGCAACCCAGAGGCACATATGCGGCTTTCGAGGATGGGGGTCGAGCAAAAACACCACCGGCCAGCTCTGGCCGATATCGAATTCCTCGATATGCTGATATTCGGCAATTTCGACGCTTTTCCTCTCGCAACCGCACACACCTTCGTCCGGCATGCAGTTCTTACCACAGGTGAAACACCACCATTGAGCAAAATCGGTGAAAAGCGGGTGGATGCGGTTCGAAAACCGCAACGGTTGGCCCTTGAGCCGGACTTTCTTGGTCTCCTCGGTCCAGCTCTTGGTTTTGTCCAGAATGGCCTTGGCGTCAATATGGACATTATCGAGGGTTTGAAGCTCGAACCAGTCGATCCCAGGGTCTTTCATCGGCCCCGGTTGGCCCAGTTCGTAAACTTCATCGTAAATCCAGTCCACCGGAATAGCCGCATCGTCGGGCCAGGTCATGGATAGAAAGATTCTACCGGCCACGTCCAGCACGCGGGCCTGATTTTCCCGCCAGATCGAAAATGGCGGCGGCTCGTCGTGGATCACGATATCGAACGTACCCGAGGCATAATCGGTCGGGTCTTGATCGTAGCTGAGAAACTGTATCTGGCTTTCTCCCAATATTCGATCCGGATCATCGGGATCACGACAGAAAAACGTCAGCGTCCGGAGCTTCTCGGACCAAGACTTATCCCAGGAGCCTTGTTTTAGACACATTCTAGGCACCCAGCCATAATGACCGCGGAGACCACCCGGCTGATCGATGCCGGTCCAGCGCCACCACATCAGCTTGGGCAGCATGATCGGGTGGAGCACGGTGGTCAACGACTCAATACACACCCGGACGTTCAGCGGCCCCTTGAATTTCTCCCGGAATTCGGCCTGGAAATCGAGTGGAAACACCCCCGTGGCACAAGCGACGGCTTCCACCAGCGCAGTTTCCGTTTTGGACGATCTGTTGCCCCCTCCGATTCCGATCGTGTGGGCGGTCGAAAGATGCACCTGCCTGGCCAAATCCGACGCCGGCTCGTAATACAAAATCTGGCTCTCTTGCCTGATCGTGGCCCGCTGCTCCAGCAAATTGCCCGTCAAGCGAGCCAGGTCTTCAGAGGAAAGAGCACTCAGACCCTCGGGGGTCAGGGTGGAGAGGTCGGTCATCCGGGCGGTAATCCCGGGGAAGAGTCAGAGAAAAAATTCCGTAAAATGCTTTTGATGTCCGCCACATTGTGGACAATCCAGACATGCGCGCCCGCCGTCATCAGCGCGCCGTGGAGCCTTTTTTCCTCTTCGGTTAAGGACGCCGCCGATGGAAGATTGTGCCCCGGATGCGGCGCCAACTTGAGAAAAATGATCCGCGCCTGCCAAATAATTTCGATTTCCGGCCAATCACTGATGCGGTTGACCCGCCAAAAAGCGTCTTTTGGCAGGCTGGCACCAAGAAAAATTGCGGCTGTATCTCGTAAGAGTTCAAGGTCGGTCATTCACACCTCCTCCGCTACCACGTCGATCATCTTGCCGCGGCGCTTCAATTCAGAATTCAGCATTTCCGCAACCTCGTCCAGCTTCCGGATGTCCTGAAAGCGTGTAATAGCAGTGGGCTCGCCCTTGAGCAACTGCCGTTTCTCCAGAAGATTCCCCGCCACGGCCGCAAGGTCCTTCCCCGTTAGCTTCGCCATGACCTCCGGGGCGTGTACCAGGCGCCACAAAGCTTTCAGCGCCCCTGCCTCCAACAAAGCCACGAAATCCTTGTCAGAGGGCGCCCCCAGCGTATTCACGAACTCCTCGAAATGATGCTCTAACTGTGAATCGTCCGGGCCATCGCTGAATGTCTTCAGCTTCCGGATGGCCCCCATGTAAGCATTCCGCGCGGACGATTTCCCAACATTCATCCGTTCCCCCATCTCAACCCAGGTCAGGCGCTCCCTGTCTTTTAGCTCAAGGGCCTGGGCCTGCAAATCGGTCAATTTGGGCGTGAGCGGGTTCGACACGGTGTCATCCAATCAAAAATCCGGGAAATTTTCGGGGAAACTACGCCTTATTCAACCACTAGATTGCTAGAAATTAACAAACGGCGGAAAATCGACTTACTGGGCCCGTGTAAAATGGCACCAGGAAAACGCATGTTCGCGCAACAGTAGGCGGGAAAGGGTGCTAGGCCTGTTTTTCGAGTGTGATGTGCGGGGGCGGGACCCATAAAACCCCAACCCCACCCGGGGGGTGCGCCGACCCGCCCAGCCAGACCTGTGTGCGGCTGTGACTGTGGCTGGGTGGCGTCGAGGTTAGCCTTGTGTTAGCCCGTCGCCTCACGTCTGCCATCACATTGAAGCATATCAACGGCTTACCTGTCCTCGCCTCCTGATACTTAGTCAGGAGAGGCTTGCCCTACCGTGGCCCAGCGCCGCCGTCACTGTGGGGCACAGCCAAATCGCGGTACCATAGTACCTTGCTGGCCAGGATATGGGCTTGGCTTAGACTCATGCCCCTTTCCTCCCGTGCAACTTTGTTTCCTGTCATTAACTACCGCCCACGTCAACGTAGTACCGGGGCGCTCTACCCCTGGGCCACTACCACAGTACACACCCAGGTTGGACATAATCGGCAGCTTCATGCCGGGCTTTTATCAGTTTTGCTTGTCATTGCCCCCGTTTCCTCTCAGGAACATTTGTTTCTTAACCCTAACCTAACACG